TCGGGGTAGAAGGGCTGGATTCTTTCAATGTCGCTTTTGAAGAGGTTGAACTTTATCGGTTTCTCTTGCCTCTTGGCGATTAAATCAACGAAACGGTCGTAAAGCTCTTCCACCGCTTCCTCCATCATCTTTCTATCCCAATTGTCCCGGGCGGCCTCGCGCATGGCCGTTTGCTTTAAGGCCTCCGGGGTTCTTCCTAAGGCCGGCTCAATGGAGGAGCTTATCGTTGTTTCCGTAGTGCCCGCTTGGGAGAGCAGCGCCCCTTTAATGAAGGGGTAAGTGTTGTTAAAGGTTTGGATGCCTTGCGGAGAAACGGGGAAGGGGCGGATAGAGTTAGGCAATGTCTCCAGCCACCTGGCGCCGGGCTGGAAACGGATAGAGGAGGCCACAATTCCTTGGGGGTTGAAGATGGTAGGCGGGAAGATGGAAAACTTCACCCCGTCAAGGTAAAGCCTCAACAAAGAGTTGGCCGTATATTGTAGGGGTTGCCCTCTCTCAATCTCCCCCAATCCAACCACCCTATCCAATAGGGGCAAAGTTTCCTTCACCACCACCGGTAGTTTATTGTTCTTGTGGGGGTTTTCAATCTCCCTTAAGATTATCCCAAAGTCGGGGGCGTAGGTGGTCCATTTATCCCGCTCGTAACGGGTGCGCAACAAAACTTGAGCAAACGGCCCTTGCCCGCCATAGTCCGATTGTCCCCACTTTTCTTCCGGATAGCTCCGGTAGGGATAGGCGGATTTCTTCTTTCCCTCCGTGTCATTGATTTTTTGGACCAGCTCGCCAATATTCTTCCAATATTTGCCATCTCTTTTTTTAAGCCACGCTAACGAAACAAAACTATCCACAAAAACATAGTCCATATCCTGCACCTGATAGACACCGGGTTGCGGGTAGTATTGTCTAATAGGAATTAACCAGCAATCCGGCCCCACATAGTCATCATCCACCCGATAATCAACCAGCATGGGCATTGACCCGTAAATCATCGAGTAAATGTCCCAAAGGCGGAGTTTTATCTCGTGCTTGAATTGGGCGTTAGCGTTAGGCTTGATGTATTTCTCCAAAAGCAAGTCCGCCAACAAAGACTTCCCCTTATCGTTGGTGTCTAAGGCTCTTACCTTGCCCGTCGGCGGTTGCGCCATGACTCGTGAAGCTCGTTCGATGACGATGGTGGAGAGGATAGGGTCGTAGACTTTTGACTTGGCCATCTTTTCCCCTACCTCATCGGCGCTAATCCCAAAGAAAACCTTTTCCCTTTCTTCCCAATCGGAACGGACATCTTCCAGCGCTTGGTCGCAGTGTTGCCACTCTTGCTCAAGATGAGCCACCAAAACTTCCTCTTTTATCTTAGGAAACGATTTTTGCTTTTCCGCTTGTGGTTGAAGTTTTTTCTTTTTCTTAGCCATAGGAACACGCCTTTTGATTGGTTAAGGTGTGTTCTTTTCTCTCTTCGGCTAAGACCGGAGGAGGGGGGGAACAGTAATCCTCTTACTCTTCTTTTATGCTACTATAGTTTTCCTTGCTTGTCAATATTTCCTTATCAAGCCCTCTTGAATTTCCAACTTTCTTATTTGGCCGTTCTCAAAGTCAAAGGAGAAGGTCAAAGACCCGCTCTTCTTCTTATTCCATAGTTTCTTTATTTCGGCCAAACAAGCCGAGACCGCCTCGCTATTTTGCCCTTCCTTATACCTTATTTGCTTGAAGTTTTGCCCTAAGACGCTTACCACCTCGCCGGCATGGACTTGCAGGGTAAGGGAGGAGATGCCGTAGCCTAACTTGCGAACGGCCGCCTCCAGCTCTTGGTGAAATTGTTGGTTTTTGGCTTCCATTAGTAAAAACCCCCTTTATCAAATAAATGCTCTTCGGGGAAATCAACCCTTACCTCTCCCTCAATTTGCGGCTCTATTCTCTCCGGAAGGCTGACCACCAAATAGGAAAGGGCGTCAAGAAGGTGGTCGTTTATCTTGGCCGGCCTTTCCCTTACCTCTTGCCCCTCTTTTACCTCGTGATACTTGTAGTTCTCAAACTCCCAGACAAGGTTTTGGCAATTCTTGAAGATAAAGAGCTTCCCGTTTTGGAGCTTCTCGTTTACCTTCCTTATCCTAAAAGTGGTCCAATCCTCACTGCTCCCGCTTGTCTTATTAACGGGGGTAATCGCCAACCCATACCGCCTTAGCTCTTCAATGTCGGCGGCTTGGGCGGAGTCGGCGAAGGAATTGATAAAGCCTCTCCCCCCGCTCTTTTGCTTGGTAATTAGGGCCAAATCCGGGGTTTGCAGCCCCGCTTGGTAAATCTCGTCAAACACATAAATAACCCCCTTGTCGGAGATGGCGGCAAACACCACCCCCGTTGGGACTACCCAGCCAAAGTCAATGCTCCGGTAAAATGTCCAACTATCCTTTAACTCTATCGGGTCAATGACGTGCTTTTCCCTTAAGAAGGACTTGTAGACCAAACCGCTATACTTCTTAAACTCGGCCATTATCTCCTGCCCGAAGGTATCCTCGTCCATGTCCTTCTTTGATTGCTCAATAAATTGCTTGTCAAGGTGGGGATTGTCATAGGAGCTAAATTGCCAACTCTTCCATTGGGGGTCGCTATCCTGCCCCTTCTTCCATAATTCGTAGAACTTGTCGTAGCCTTTGGGCGTAGAGATGAACAAGGCTTTGCCGCCGCTATCAAGAAGAGCGGGCATGATAATCTCTTCCCAGACATTTTCCTTCATGGACGCATACTCGTCTAAGACGACAAAATCATAGCGCAAGCCTCGCAAGGTATCGGGACGGTCGGAGCCCCTAAAATAGAGGAAGGAGCCGTTGATGAGTTGGACAAACAACTCGCTATCGTTTCTTTTCAAAATCGCTTCTGGAGGGATTAAGGAGAAGAGCTTTTGGGGGTCTCGCCAATAGATGTCTTTGGCCTGTTGGTAGGTGGGGGCGATTATTGCCCCGATTTTCTTCTCTCCTTTGCCTATCTCGGAAAGGGCCGAGACAATCGCTAAGATTGATTTTCCCCACCGCCGGCCGGCACAGACTACCTTAAACCGGTGTGGGTCTTGCCAAACCTCAAACTGGGAAGAGTGAAGCCTAATCTCTTTTTCCGTCATTTGTCTTGAACAATTTTGAAAAGAATACTCCGACTGCCATCTTTTAACTCAACGCTTGAACTCGCCCCTCCTTCCCCTAACTCCCGCAGAATCTTGTAAAGACCCACTAAGTCTCTAAACTGGGCGTGAGGAAGTTTCTTCTCAATCAAACTCAAAGCTTTGGAAGCCACCTCATCCTCTTTAATCCGAAGGAGTTTTTTTATATCCTCGCCAAACGCAAGCCACTCCTCATCGGGAGTCTGGGAAAGATAACGTGACACACTCCGCTTACCAATTCCCAAAGTCTGGGCAATATGCTCTAACTGAAATCCCAAGTCGTGTAAAGCATGGCTGGCGGCAACTTTAGCCGGTATAGGAAGGTCACTCTTCATATTCAAGGGTTACTTTTACGGGTGTGTTGGGCGGTATCCTGACCACCTCGGCCACCTGCTCCCGTTGATACTCGCCCGTCTCGATAACCACCGTTAACGCTCCGTCAGAGGCTCTTGGGCCGCGCACCATCACTCGGTCGGCGCCAAAGGTGATTTTCTTGTCCATACTTTTTATTTTACCACCTCTCCCCTCCCCTACTCTACCCCACCGCCTTTTCCCCGAGAGGGGAGGAGCTTTTTCGGTTATTCTTCGGCTATTCACCGCATCATCTCCGCAGTCATTTCTTCTTCGGCAAGAGCTTTCCGTATACGCTCGTTTGCTATGTCGCAGTAATGTCTGTCTATTTCAAAGCCTATAAAGTTGCGCCCTGTGTTAATACAGGCGATTGCGGTTGTGCCAGAGCCTATACAGTTATCAAGAACCGTTTCGCCCTCGTTTGTGTATGTTTTTATAAGATACTCAAACAATTCAACTGGTTTTTGAGTAGGGTGAACCTTCGCGCTTTGATGTGCATTGGAAAACTCAATGATGCTTGTGGGATAATATGTGTTGTTTTTTGATTTTTGGTTTTCAAACCTCCCATAACATCCGTCTCCGTTCCCTTTCCGCTTGTTGTAAAAACCTTTGTTGCGTGGCATTCCCCTTGTTGCCATTTGCGGGTTGTATGTGGGCTGCCTTCGGTAAAACACTAAAACATCTTCGTGCTGTCTTAACGGTTGCCTCCTTGCGTTAAGAAATCCCGTGGTGCTTTTCTTGTTCCACACCATCAAATATCTAAACTCGTTTGGGTTGCTATTTATAAGCGCAGTGGTAAATGGTTGCGTGGCTGTCAGTACAATCGCTCCGTTCGCCTTGATAACCCTATTGTACTGCTCCCACAACGGTTCAAATGGTATCACGGAATCCCAGCGGTTTTGCGTTGTTCCATATGGCAAATCGCAAAGTATCATATCCACACTCCCCGCCGGAATCCTTTTCATCCCCTCTAAGCAATCCTCGTTATAAATCCTGTTTAATTCAATCATTCGCTCACATCCTTTTCGGCAAGGGTTTTCCGTATGCGCTCATTGGCAATTTTGCAGTATTCTTCCGACAGCTCGAAGCCTATGTATTTACGATTGGTCTTAATACAAGCAACTGCTGTCGTACCACTACCCATACAATTATCTAAAACTGTTTCACCCTCATTTGTGTAAG